CGGTACGCCGGTCGAGGAGACGATTAACTCCGCCGAGAGTATTTTCGAGTTTCAAATGATAGCGAAAACCGGGAGGACGTACGACCGTTCCGTCCATTATATCGACGGAAAACCGGTCGAGTTACAAAAGGTAAACCGGATATACGCGACCGCAGACGAGCGTTACGGACAAGTCAAAAAACAAAAACTCGTCCGGGAGAAAAAAGTCCGGGGAAAGGTCGTTAAACTCGATCCGCCTTTATTACAGGAGGACACCGTCGCCGAGTGTCCGGATCACGCAATCGTGGATAATGAGAACCGTTTAACGCTATCGGATATCGATAAATCCTTTTATATCGATATGGCAAAAAAGCGTATTAAAGACTATACAGTCCCGAAGAAAACAAAGAAAAAAGAAACGGAGGAAATTTTAATTATGGCAAACAAAGAAACCAAAACCGAGAACGCGGTCGTCGATTGGTCGACGAAAAACGTATTTCAGAAACTCGCCGAGGCGAGAGCGAGATTCCTCGCCGCTCCGGTGCAGAAAACCGGCGTAAACCGATTCGCGAAATTTAAGTATTTCCAGCTCGAGGATATCGTCCCGGCGGCGACTGCAATTTTTAACGAGTTGGGTCTCCTGTTCGTCGTTTCGTTCGAGGATAACGTCGCTTTCGGTATGTTATTTAACACCGACAAAATGGAGGAGCGGGTTATCGTAAAATCTCCGGTTAAAGACCTCGTAACCAACGACGGCGAATATCCTAACGGTATGAACGCGATACAGGCGCTCGGCGGGACGGAAACTTATCTCCGGCGCTATCTGTATATGCTGATTCTCGATATCGTCGAGGCGGACACGTTCGACGCGGTACAGGGAACAGACGAAAAGACCGAATCGCCGAAACCGGCGAAATCTAACCGACCGGCCTCTCCGGAGGAACGCGCCGAGGTGAAAAAAGAACTCATCGACGAGGGAGGCGAAGCGACCGCCGTCCAAATCAAGAGCATTAAAAACGGTCTGAAAAAACTCCGGGATAAGGACGCGGACGAATACGAGGAGTACGTTACCGCGACCGTTAAGAAGATGAAAAAGGGACTCACTAAGCCCGAAGCCGAGGAAATTCTTATCGAAATCGGTAAAAAAATCGAGGAGGCGGAGTAATGGAATTTCTGAAAGATAACCGGATCCATGTCGATCCGCCGAAGAAGCCAAAGAAACTCACGGCGACGCGTTTCGCGACCGTCCTCGGCCTTAACGCGTGGGCGACGCCGTTCTCGGCGTGGTGCGAGATTACGCGTACATACGAGAAGCCGTTCGAGGATACCGTCTATACTATCGCCGGTAAAGTTATCGAGCCGAAAATCATCGAGTATTTACAAAAGCGTATGTTTATGGATATCAAGAGTCCGACGGACGTTTACGGTTCGGATTACTTCCGTAAAACGTGGGGGGATTTCTTCCCCGACCGGGAGCAGCTCGGCGGAATGTGGGACGCGCTCGGAGACGATTTCGTCGTCGAGATTAAGACCACGAAACGCGCGGAGGATTGGTTCGAGGACGTGCCGATTTACTATAAATTACAGGCTTGTTTATACGCCTATCTGCTCGGATTCGATAACGTGGTCGTTACGGTTTCGTTCCTCGAAGAAAAGGACTACGCGAATCCGGAAAATTTCGTCCCGTCGTACAAAAATACGAAGATATACGAGTTTACGGTATCGGAGGCGTTTCCGACGTTCGAGGAGACGTATGTAAAACCGGCGTTGAAGTTTTGGAAAGACCACGTCGAGACCGGTATCTCGCCCGAGTTTGACGAGAAAAAGGACGCCGAGATTCTTCAGATCCTCCGGAAAAACACCGTCGAACCGACGGACGCCGAAATTTCGAAGTTAATCGCCGAGGGCGACCGGTTACAGGCGGCAATCGATAAAGCCGAGGAGAAACTCGCCGACCGGAAAAAGCGGTTAAAAGAAATCGACGAGGCCGTTAAAAAGTATATGAGCGGTCAATTCCGGGACGGTGACAAAAAGGTCGAAATCTCCGGTAAAAAATATACGTGGACGCTCACAAAATCGGCGAGTAAACGCGTTGATACGGCGCTCCTCAAATCCGACGGCATTTACGACGATTACTGTAAAACGTCGGAATCGTTGACTCTTAAAAAAGCAAAAATCGAGGAGGCGTAAATATGGGATTATCCTTAAATACTGCGATATCGCTCATTTACGAAGCCATTTATACACAGGAACAAATAAAAGAAATGAAAGGGCGTATCGCAAAACTTGACCGGAACGACCCGCGGTACTGGACGGAACGATACGATATCGTAAATTCATATTCACCGAAACCTACAAAAACGCACGTTAACGAGTGCTTAAAAATGGCGCGTCGGATCGTCCTTGAAAACTATTTAACCGAGGAGACGTAAATATGTCTATATTCAGTATGGAAATACTGTTCCAGCTTATCGCCGATATTGACCGGTTTCGGAGGACGTACGGCGTTCCGCCGAATATCGTTACCGTCGGCGCGAACGTCGCGCACGAGTTACGGCATACCGTCAAATATACCATGCTATTTAAGCCGGTAAAAATCGACGAGCGCGGCAATATGCGAATACACGAGATACCGATAATCATAGATTACGAGTATCCCGACAAAATCGAAATATCATTAAATATGAAAGTGAGGTAAATTATCATGGCAAAAATCAGACTTACGGACGGCGGTTTTACGCTTATCCCGGAGGGCGTTACGACGTTTAAGATCGTTGGCGCGGATTACGACGAGGATTTCGGAAAACTCGAAATCGAGCTGCAGACCAAAAACGGACAGAAGCATATCGAACGGTTTACGCTTGTCAATGCCGACGGCGAGGTAAACGAGGGCGCGTTAAAGGCGTTTTCCTATTTTGCGAAAACCGCGCTCAATAACTACAATGTCGACGAAATCGACGAACAAGACCTCGTCGGGTGCTACATTACCGCGACGGTAAAGCACGAGACGTATACGCGCAAAAAGGGCGCGAGAAAGGGCGAGGACGCGACCGCCGTACGTCTGAACGATTACGCCGTCGCCGTTGGTTTCGGTTCGGGATCTGACGCGACCGGAGACGCCGACGACGAGGAGGACGAGGACGACGACCTCGACGATTTTCTGAATGACTAAGCCGGAGAAAAAGTTACAAGACAAATGTATCCGGTATCTGAAAGAAAAAGGCGTTTATTATCTTAACTTATACGGGGACGGGTTTTCCGGCAAAGGAAAGCCCGATCTCCTCGCCTGTATCAACGGTCGTTTTGTGGCGTTCGAGCTGAAAGTCGGCGAGAACGATTTACAGGACGACCAAAGGATACACCGAAACCGGATACGGAAGTCCGGCGGACTCCATTACTCGCCGTATACACTCGAGGAATTTAAGACAATTATAGAGGAGTTGTTAACAGATGAATGACGACCGTAAAAACTCCGAGGGATACTCGGACCCGACGCCATATCACGCGATTAAAAATATCGAGAAACGCAATACAAAACAGCGCCTCGCGCGAAAAACGATTCTTACGGTATATAATGTCGCGCATTTAGCCGGATTCGATATCGTCGGGGATATCACGCTCAAAGACCACAATACCGGGAAAATTTATAAATAAGGAGGGCGCGTCGTGCAGTATGTTATTTTAGACGACCAAAAACGCGCGACTCACAAATTCAAAGACGGAATCGGGGCGAAAACGTGGGACGAGGCGAAATCGTTCGATAACGTCGCCGCAATCGTCCCGAAACCGTTTATCGTCCTCGATTTCGACACCAAAACCGACGCCGATATCATGCTCGATATTATCGAGGCGCTCGATCTGAAATGTCGCGTCATGCAGACGACGCGCGGTATTCACGTTTGGTTTAAGTCGGTCGAACCGTGGAAGTGTTTCAAGAAAACGCGCCTCGCTATCGGAATTTACTCCGACTGTAAATCCCATTCTAAAAACGCATACGTCAAAATAAAGGACTCCGGCGTTATGCGGAAATGGATTCGCGACTGTCCGGCGAACGAAATACAGGACGTCCCGAAATGGCTTTATCCGGTAAGTAATCCCTCCGGAAAATTCGAGTTTAAGGGGATGCGCGACGGCGACGGGAGAAATCAAGAGTTATTTAACTATATCGTTTATTTACAGGCGAAAGGTTTCTCCCGGGACGAGATTCGCGAGACAATCCGAGTTATAAACGAGTACGTTTTCGAGGAGCAGCTCACCGAGAGAGAAGTCGCGCAGATCTGCCGGGACGAGGCGTTTAAGCCGGACGACGTTATCGCCGAGGAAATCGCCAAAAAGAAAAAGACTCCGGGTTTTCAGCACAACGATTTCGGGGACGAACTGATTTCCGCGTTTCATATCATAACCGTAAATAATCAGCTTTACGTCTACGACGACGGTTATTATCAGCAAGACGAGCGCATAATCGAGCGGAAAATGATTGATATTTTCCCGGCTATCAAACAGAATCAGCGGTCCGAGGTGTTATCGTATATCCGTATCAAAACGCACGTAAACGCCGCCGATATCCGCGTAAATCCGTATATTATCAATTTGAAAAATACGCGTCTCGATATGCGCTCGGGGAAGTGCCTCGAGTTTACGCCCGAGGCGATAGAATTCGCCCGTATCCATGTCGTTTACGACCCGTCCGCGTATTGTGCCGACCTTGACAAAATGTTAAACCGAGTTTTTCTCGGCGACAGGGAAGTTATTAACCTATTCGAGGAAATGGTCGGCGCTTGCCTCTTAAAGCATAACCGCTATCAAAAAGCGTTTATGTTATACGGCGGAGGTTCAAACGGAAAGAGTACCGTCCTTGACCTGATTAAACGGTTTCTCGGGTCCCGGAATTACGCGAGCATTTCCCTCGAACGGGTGACGGACCGGTTTAACGTGGCGGAACTCGAAAACCGTCTCGCGAATATCGGCGACGATATCGATAACGTCACGATAAAGGATACCGGAACGTTAAAAAAGATTTTCGCCGGAAACAGTATCACGGTCGAGCGGAAAGGCGAGCGTCCGTTCACGATTGAACCGTACGCGACGCATATCTATTCCGCGAACACGATTCCGCGCTCATTTGATAAGTCGGACGGATTCTATCGTCGGTGGTTATTTATCCCGTTTAACGCTCAATTTTCGAGCGCGGACCCGGATTATGACCCGTTAATCGAGGACAAAATCACGACCGATAACGCGCTCTCCTATTTACTCAATATCGCGATACGCGGGGCGAGACGACTCATAAATAACGGAGGATTCACCGAGCCGGCGAGCGTCCGCGACGCACTCGAGCGGTACAAAACCGAAAACTCGACGACGCTCTCATGGATCGAGGACAAAGGACTCGAGGAGGATTATTTCCTCCATAATTCGACGGATAAGTTATACGGCGATTTCTCCGACTGGTGCAAGCTATCCGGGATTAAATCCGCGAACGTAACCGGGAAAAAGACTTTTTATAAAGAGATTATCGTAAAGTTTGATTTTGACCCGGCGACGAAACAAAAAGGCGACGGAAAAAGGTATTTCGTCGTTAAAATAGATTAATAAATTAAAGGGGGATCAAATATGAATTGCCTTTGCTATGACTGCATATACAATGATAACGGTTATTGCTCCCGGAGTAATTATATTACTATTGACGAAAATGGAGAATGTGATTCTAAAGTGTGCGTTATTAGTTGTACAGAAAACGAAATCGAATGAAAGGAAGGAGTTGCAAAATGATTATATATTACGCTCTCCGTGAGAAAAGTACAAAACTGTTTTTTTCCGGGAGTGATTTCGGCGATTATACGCCGTTTCTTGCGAGTAAGTTTTTACCTCCGAGACTGTTTACGTATTTCGATTTGAAAGAGCAGATCACGCGACAAAAAATAGACCTTAATCGTTTTGAGATTGTTCCGGTATATTCCGGTACGGGTATAATCGCGTCGGGTAACGCGTTC